CAACAAGCGGTTGGCTAAGCGCAGATTGAAGGATGAGCTACGGAAAGAACTTGTTTATAGCGCATCGGATAAACAAGTTGGAGAATGAACGGAAGGAGAATTTATGAAGAGAGAAGATTTTATCTTTGACCATATGGATGATGAGTATGAAGACTATTGGTTCAAAGTCGTTGGCGATACAAAAGACGAGCTTACAAAGAAGTACATGGAAATGTGTATGGTTTCGGTGACCGAGGTCGTCTATTCCAATAAGGAGCAGGCTCTTGGCGTTAAGCGCCTCTTCCCGTTCAACTACGATGTCATTATGCCAGATGACACAGAGCTAAAAGATATGTTGGAATCGCTGGTAAACGAGGTAAACGGCAGACATGAAGAAACTGAAACTTAACTATACTTGCACAGACCCAGATTGTGCCCAGTATATGGCAAAGGTGACGGATACACGATACAGCTACATCGAGTACAGAGAGTGGTTTGGGAGTTATATTGTATGTCACGCTGTTGTTGACCTGCAGGACTATACTCTGGACGAAATTTGCACATACTGCTCCTCATACTATGATTCTCTGGAACAGATGGTTGCCGACTACGGTTTTCGTGGAGCGTTGCAGATTATGGCAGAATGTATTTTTGAACAGCTTGGTTTCGATGATATGGAGTTTAATGCAGAACAAAAAAGTGAAGGCGCGGCAATTAAATTCATACACGAATGGATGAAAGGCTGATTTGATATGGCATTATACAAGATTGGAATTACAGAAGCGGGAGACGCAGGCGTTGATTTGTCTTGGGTCGAGAAATTAGACAGAGTTGATGCTGCTGTTCTAATTACGAAGTGTGTGTCGCCGGATTTCTTCGATGCCGCTCTTGAACACAAAGACAGACTCATTGTCCATGCAACAATCACTGGATACGGGCACTCTGCTTTGGAACCTAATGTACCAACTCCATACGAGGAGTTTGCCGCAATTATGGAGTTGGTTAAAGCTGGGTTCCCAATGGAGAAAATCGTCATTCGCATCGACCCCATCATCCCCACAGAGAAAGGACTTTCAGTTGCATACCGTACAATGATTTCCTTTATGGAAATGGGATTTCAGCGATACAGAGTGAGCGTTATTGATATGTATCCACACGCAAGAAGCCGGTTCAAAAAGGCTGGATTGCCGCTTCCCTATGGCGATAGCGGTTTCGCTCCGTCTCAAGCACAGCTTTCAAAAGTGGACGATATGCTGCGGCAAGCAAAGCAGTTCTGGGAAGGGCTGGATAACGGCAAAGTTCTCCGAATTGAGTCCTGTGCAGAACCCGGTCTTACGGAGCCGATTGCCTGTGGCTGCATTTCAGACTACGACCTCAATCTGCTCGGATTTTCTGAGGATGCAGAATCAAGCGGGGCTGGCTATCAACGAAAGGGCTGTATGTGTTATGCAGGGAAAACTGAACTGCTGAAACATAAGACGAGATGCCCCCACGGGTGTCTCTACTGCTACTGGAAAGATATGAAAGGTTAATTCGATGACTAATTTCGAGGAAATCAAAAGGAAAATAGCCACTATGAATACCGATGAGCTGATAGAGTTTTGCGGCGGGGATACTTGCGAGAATGTGCTTTGCTCTTTTGTGAGCGATGGCGATTGTTGCGGGAACAATTGCAAGGTCAGCTATGATTGTGGAGACTGCATTAAAAAGTTCTTGCAAAGAGAGACGAGGGTAGTCAGATGAAATGTCCATATTGTGAATCTGGGACAAATGATTTTGTTCCAATGAACCAGACCGCTGAATATAGCGGCATTGAGATGTCCGTAAACAGACAAGGGATGTTGAGAGTAAGAGTGCTTGACGATGACGGTGGTTTTACAACCCAAGACATTGTCGAGATACGCAGTTGTCCGCTGTGCGGAAAGAGATTTGTGAAAGGTTGATTTGCATGAGCGGCATTATCCACTGCCCAAGATGCGGGCATCATGTGAATATACAGTTTGGCGAAACTGCAGGGTATTGCCCCTTATGCGACAAGGAGGTTCCAGCTATGGAGAAAAGAACGATTTGGGTGAAACCGTCCACGTTTGCTCCAGAGTTTGAGATGATTATTCCCGTCCCGACAGACCGAGACGATGAGGAGTATATCGACGAACTGCTGGACGGAATTTTGAACGATGAATTCCGTTACAATATCGAGTGGGATTTTGTGGATGGATTAAGCTGAACATAGAACATATGTGGTGGCGGAATAGGTAGACGCCGAGCGGGTGGGAGAGACAGTGCTGCAGACCTGATAAACCCGTCAAACCAATTTTCTTTCCATGCGAGGTGCAAATCCTCGCCCACATTTAAGATGACCGATTGGAGGTGTGGCTGTGACTGAGCGCAACGAGCACAAGAACGAAAAATACCAAGATGGTGACATCTATTTGAATCCATGCTTCGGTGACCTGTGGGTTGTGGATGGCACATCGTTCATTAAAATCAATAACGGATATGCGATTGACTTGGACGAGCCGGAAGGCTTCATTAAAGTTGGACATATCGATGGGGTAATTAACAGGAGAAGAACCAATGACAGTCAGGGATGTCCTTCCAAATCATCCAGTTGAAATTATGGTTAGAACCAACTATCCAGAAAGCCTTTTGCCGTATCTAAGCAGCGAGAGAATTGAACAGGGATTGTTGGTTGGTTATTGTTCTTGGGATGGTGATAAGCTCATTCCTGCTGATGGCGATTACTATTCTGTGGATGAGGTTATTTCAAAATACGAGTACGAAGAGAATGGCAGTTTGACATACTGGACTGTCTCCGAATGGATGTAGGCAACGACCGCTTTGTAGATTTGCTGTTATACATATTTCTCTCAGCAGCTTTTCGCCAAAGGCAAAAGCAAGAATTCGGCACTATGCTCGTAAACCAGAAGCCCGCTACGCGGGCGGGTTTTTTTTTACTCACTCGCATTGCAAGCAACGCTCGTGAGTTCTGGTTTACGACCAATGCCCAAGCACATCGGTTGAGGGGTTTAGAGAAACGACCGATGCGGAAAGCGGTTACAAACAATGTTGTGGGAGGTGGTGAAGAATGAGTGATGCAGAACACTTGATTGAGAATGCCATTTGTGATTACGAAGAGAACGGGTCTTTCGACAGGTTCTTGGCGTGTAGTGTGAATAAGACAATGGCAGACGCTATTGGAATTAGGTTGGAGATAGTTACCGAGATGGCATACCATGTTTTACACGCCTTCAAGCCGGATTGGACAGAACATAATGCGGATTGAACTTCTCGATACATACGGTATCCTGCGAATCAAGACGACCGAATTCCTTTTTGATTTGGAAGACCTCCCCCTTATCAAGGGGCGCGACAGTTGGTACTGTGACAAGGACGGTTATCTTGTCAGCAGCTACTTTTATAATGGCGTTCGACGCTTTGTCCGGTTCCATCGACTTGTGATGCACGCAAAGCCCGGTCAATGCGTTGACCACATCAACAAAAACAAAGCGGATAACAGGAAGAAAAACTTGCGGTGTTGCGAGCGTTCTGAGAACGACAGAAACCGCAGCCTGTATTCGTGCAATACGTCTGGTGTCGCTGGCGTCTACTTCGACAAACAACGTAAGAAGTGGGTTGCCAGCATTACTTATAACCATAAGAAAGTTTACTTGGGCAGGTACGCGGTCAAGGAAGAAGCAATCTTGGCTCGGCTGACCAAGGAGGTCGAATTGTATAAAGAGTTCTCGCCGCAACGAGAGCTTTTGGAATCTCTAAATCTATAGGAGGCAAACGTGAGAGTAATCTACAAGTATCCATTGGAGATTACAGCAGAACAGGTAATCAATATCCCGATGTTGTACTTCGATGACCGCGTTGCAAGATGCAACGAACAAGTTCTTCATGTGGATGTTCAAGACGTGATTCGACCTTGCCTTTGGTGCATGGTTGATACCGAGAATCAGACATATCCAATGAAGGTTGTAACAAAAATGACCGGCGAGGAAATCCGGGAAGATGAGAAGGACAGACTGAAATATGTTGGCTCGTATCTCATTGGTGGCGGTGATTTCGTGGGTCATGTGTTCGTATGTTACGAATAAAACCTGAGTTTTATAAGGAGAAAATGCTATGAAGTATATGCTGATTGAAGTAATGGAGCGAGAAATTTCCGAGCCTGAGTATTTCGATACGCACGATGCGGCGCATGATGAGATGTGCCGACGTGTCGCTGAGGTTTACGATATCTCTCCTGACGAAGTCAAAGAGTCTTATCTTGAAGGCGAAGACCTGAATGAGAACGCCGTGGTTCTTGAGGACATTGCGTGGGCTGAACGGTATGGTAAGAACTTTGACTGGAAAATCTTCGCCATTGAGCGAGATACTCCTGCGCAGGTAACAGCTCCTCCTCTGTTCAATACCCTGAGATAACGATGATGCGGTGACGGGATAGGTAGACGCGCTTCCCGTATCACGATAGGTCACCCTAAACCACAGATACATATTCGAAAGGGGTGACACAAGTTGGAAACAAATAAACAAAATGAGATACGCAATGCTTATGAGCATAGCGCACAAGTCCAGTGTATTCCCGCTTCGATTAAAAAGACTACTGAGCACAGTGAAGAAGACCCGTTGATGGTTGCACCGTATTGCAGAGTTAGTACGGACAGCAAAGACCAGCTCGCAAGTTATGAGCTACAGTGCCAGTATTACAAAGAATATGTGTCGAAGCATCCGGGGTGGCGGCTTTATGACATCTACGCCGATGAAGGGATTTCTGGGACTTCCGTAAAGAAACGCACGGACTTCTTACGGATGATTGATGATTGTAAAGCAGGCAAAATCGACATGATTATCGTGAAGAACATTGCAAGGTTCGCACGAAATGTTGTTGACTGCGTTGCCACTGTGCGTATGCTCAAGGCACTGGACAAGCCGGTTGCTGTTTATTTTGAGGATATTGCAATCAATACCTTGACACAGACCGGCGAGCTTCTGATGGTCGTTATGGCTGCTATTGCGCAAGGCGAGTCAGAAGCAAAGTCTGAGAGCGTGAAATGGGGGTTCCAGAAAAGATTTGAGAAGGGGCTCCCAAAGCTCGCAGACCTCTATGGGTACACCAGAGATAAGAGGCTGCTGGAGATTTACGAACCTGAAGCGAATGTTGTGCGGCTGATTTATCAAATGTTCTACGATGACAAAACGATTCCTGAAATCTGCTACATCTTAAACCAGCAAGGTATTCCATCCCCACGAGGTGGTCAGTGGACATACTCTACGGTAAAGACAATCTTGACAAATGAGAAATATTCCGGTGACGTTTTGATGCAGAAGACCGTTACCGTGGATATCTTTTCGCATCGCTCTATTCGGAACGACGGACGTGCTAACCAGTTTTTTATCCAAGGCTATCACGAAGCGATTATTCCGAGAGAACTTTGGCTTGAGGTGCAACAGATTCTAAAGGGCGAAAATGTTGTTCCGGTTCCATCAGTTGATGAGGTGGCAGATTTGTCTGCATCTGATGTCCCTCGGATATTGGATGGCTTTTTTGTAATTAAACCTCGAAAGGATGGAAACAATGAGTATCTTAGACAACTTTGATGTGGTTGGTGTTCCTCGTACATTCAGTATTGCAGAGGTTCGAATCCTGAAGAACCGCATCTCCTTTAACCTTGCAACAGCTTCCGAGATTGGCTATCCGCCGTTTGTGCGGCTGTTTATCAGCAGAGACAAAACGCAGATTGCGTTGCAGCCTTGTGCCAAAGAAACGCCGAACGCGATGAAGTTCTTTACATCGGATTCTACGAAAGACGGAAAGCCCAAGAAGAGAATGATTCCGGTTGGAAATCGTGCGCTGACGGCGCTTGTAAAAGCCGGTATTGGTGTCGAGATGAATGTTCCGTTAAAGGCGCCGGGTGTTCGCTTCGCAGATGAAGGCGTCATCATCTTCGACCTCAAACAAGCAACTGACATGAACCAACCAAATGCTTGCACAGAAACTGGTCTGTGCCTGATTCCCACTCCGGCATATCCATTTGTTGAGATGCCGTCTGGATACTTCGCATCATAATTGCAGGTGCAAGCCTGCATACATACTTTGGAGGTGAACCCACTTGAGTAAGAAATATGATTCACTCGGCGACAGAATGAAAGGCTACGAGAATATTGCTCGCAACTATTTGACTCGTCGGATTCCAACCATTATCAGAGTGGACGGCAAGGCGTTTCATACATTCACAAGAGGTATGGAAAAGCCATTTGACCGCATCCTGATGACAACGATGCAAAATACAATGAAGTACCTGTGTGAAAACATTCAGGGCTGTGTCTTTGGATATACGCAGTCAGATGAAATCACGTTGGTACTTACGGACTATGCAACAATTACAACGGATGCATGGTTCGGATACAACATCCAAAAGATGTGCAGCGTTTCCGCTTCAATGGCTACGCTTGCTTTTTCAAATGCCTATGCTGCCGAGCTGTGGAAGAACTTTCCTGAAGCGATGTGCAGCAGTGACAATGGCACAAATAAGTACATTGAAACTCTGGTCGCAAAGATGGGTACAGCCATGTTTGATGCCAGAGTTTTTTCTATTCCAAAAGACGAAGTTTGTAACTGCCTGATTTGGCGTCAACAAGATGCGACTCGTAACAGCATTGAGTCAGTTGGTCATGCAAATTTCAGTCAAAAAGAACTCCACGGCAAGACCTGCAACTCTATCCAAGATATGCTGTGGAAAGAACGTGGCATCAATTGGAATGACTTCCCCGTTGATTGTAAGCGTGGTTCTGCTTGCTACAAAACAAAAGTTAAAGAGACCGCTCCTCTTCTCAACGATAAAGGCGACACCGAAATGGTTGAGGTCGTTAGAAACCGTTGGGTTATCGACCGAGAACCTCCCATTTTCTCACAAGAAAGAGGGTACGTTGAAAAATGGATATGACACCGGCTGAAGTTGCTACTTGTATTTGCGATATCTATGAGAAACTCGGACGTTTAGAATGCCGCCTCGAAAATACACGAGGAGATTTAGTCACCACAATAGAACGAAACAGGCAGCACACAGAAGAGTTCCTGAACCAGCAGACAGATATCGAAAACAAAATCGATATAGCCCTGACAACGGCTGTCCATGAATTGATTGAGTATCTACGATACCAAGACATCCAAGCTTTGGATGAGGAAGAGTTTTTGCTAAGGGTTCGGGAGCTTATTCGTGTTGAGCAAGACGAACGCCTTCCGTTCTAAGGAGGAAAAATATGAGTTGCTATAAAGACGGTGGCTGTGGTATTTATGAGATGTATTCTTGCTATGAATGTCCAGCAAGCAAGCCGGAGTACCTTAAAAGAAAATCGCACGAGCCGCAAAGATTACAGGCAATCGGAAGCCTGCACGATGTAGCTAAACAGATTCTGGATGACGAAGTGGTCATTCCCCTCCGCCAATACGGAACAACGCTTGCACCGGGGCGAATGGGAGATGAAAGTCGCGTCCCAAAGTGGCTGCTCGTTCTTGCGGCAGACAGAATCGAGGAGTTAAAAAATGCAAGAACAAAGCAATAAACAGTTCTACATTTCAGATTGGCATTATGGTCATGCAAACGTGATTGCCTTTGATAACCGTCCGTTCAAATCGCTTCTGGAGATGGACGAGGCGCTGGTTGACCGTTGGAATGCCGTGGTTTCTCCGGGCGACATCGTGTATGTTCTTGGAGATATGTTCTGGTGTAAGGCGCAAGACGCTATCCCCATTTTGCGTTCCTTAAAAGGACAGAAGTTCCTGATTAAAGGAAACCATGACCGGTGCAATGACAACAAGTTCTTGCGGGAGTTTGTTAAGGTCACAGAGTATCTCGAAGTGAAGGACAACGGTCGAACAGTGATTCTTTGCCATTACCCAATTCCGTGCTTTAAGAATCACTTTTACGGTTCCTTCCACTTGTATGGACACGT